CTTTAATATCAGCAAAATCATATTCTTTTAATTGCTCAACCAACCACTCTACTGCTGTTTGTTTCATTGTTCTCTCTTTAATTTACTTCAATATACGAAATTTCTTTTGCTCAAACTATTCCTCTTTTAGAAAAACCTGCCCCACTTTCGTGAGGCAGGGTAAAAAGAAAACTGGTTATGAAGCAGCGCAGTCAGGGCAGGATTCGAACCTGCTGCTGTAATAGTGCGTTTACCCTTCCGCCACCTGACTGGATTGCTTCTTATTCTATTACCCCTTTATATCGAAGCTAACCTGCTTATCTATGGTAGCAATCTATTCTAATTGCGACTTACACTACGAATTAACGTAGACACCAATAATACGAGTTTTTCAAGGGTACAGGTTATTAGTAGTCAGGACAGGATTCGAACCTGCAACGATGCAACCTTTATGACTTCTCGCGTCCAAGTGGTTATGGACCGTGGTGTTTTCAGGATGTGATACCATTTTCACATTACGCATTACCTGACTATATTTTAATATTTCAAATAACTTTTTTCTTTCTTACCTTCAATATACGAAATCTCTCTCAGATCTCCAAATTTTCTTTAAATTTCCATTTAAAACCACCTGCGGTTTTTTGTTTGCCTGAACAGCAATCTTTGATTCCATTTTTCAAACCATTCAATTTCATGTGTGAGTGTGTTGTATGAAATAAATAAGTAGCTGCGTCTATAACCATGTTAAATTCACCCACCACATTTCCTTCTAAATCTAACTGAATCACTGGTTTGCCATGTGATTTTTTTCTAGCTGCTCTAATGTTTTCTAAATGAGTTTCGCTAAATGGGTTTGGTATGCCCTTTTTGGTTTGGCTTATTTTATCACCCCATGTTACGTTTCTACCTTTTTTAGATTCGCTCATTTTAACTTTAGATCCTTCTGTGAAACGAAATTGTTTTTTATTTTCACTATGTTTTTTCTTTCTTTCTTCTGTCCAAGCTATAGAAATGGTTTCATTGTCGTGGTGGTTTGTCAACTTGAAACCTAGATATTTCATATAGCGTATCCAAAACACCTCTAAAAAATCTACATTTTCTATATCTGTTTCCTCTAAAACTGTGTTGATAGTTTCAAGGTTGTTTTTTCTATACCACCTACAAAGTTTGTCTGTTTTAGATTTTGTATTTTCTCTCCAAAAATGTTCGTTGATTCTTGTTGTTACCGGGTTACGTGTTGTTTTACCAACATAACATAAATTTGGGTGGTTTGGAAATTCAATTAAATATATATAAGCCATGGTCTGTAAAAATGGGGTTCTATTATACATATTACCCCATTTTCGCAAATCGCATTTTTACATGAAACTTTCTGCAAGCTCCCATAATTCACTATTGATTCTAACGTCTTGTTGGAAGTTTTTAATTTTTCTAGCTTTACGGATTTTAGCACCTGACATATATGTGAATTCACCACTTAGAATTTTTTCCTGGATACGATTAAATACTTCCCATAATCCGTTTCCTTCATCTTCTTTACGGGTTGGCTCAAGTAGCTGATCCAAGTCTATTTTCACATTGTCCACTTCATCTTCAGTGAATCGAGTTGCAAGTGCTTTTTTAGCAAATTCAATTGTTTGCTCTTCACTTAGTTGAACCTGTTTCATTTTGTTCATTGATTCAACTGTAAGTGGAAGCTGATCAACTACTACTCGAATCTGTGCTTGCAATTCTTCAAATGTATAACCCATATGGCGAATTTTCAAATCAGAGAATTCTTGAGTGGAAACAACCAATCCATTTTCACACACCATTCGGAAAATTGCACATTTGAATGTAAACGCATTTTTTCCATCGTTTGAATTTGTTAATAGGATTTGTGGAAATACTGTATCACCGTCAGCACCATTAATTACTACATCTGGGTTGCGGAATACAACTAAGTGTTTTTGGAACCCTTTTGTTCCTTCTTTTCTAGCTTTTACCTCTTTGGCATCAACTACACCCCATCCTAATTGTTCCATATCTTCAATCACTCGATTGGTTGGAATGTGGGTAAATTTGTTTGAAACCGTTGGAGCGGCTGTTTCTGTAAAAATTGACTTAGCGCGTTGTTTAATTTCGCTTGTTGTCAAAAAACTGTCTTGGCTTAAATTTAACATAATTTTTCTTTTTTTTAATTTAACTTTCTTTCTTTTTTCTTATTTTTAATATACGAAAACTTTTTTAGTTCTCCAAATTTTTATCTATAAAATTTACTATCATCTATATCAAATGAATCTTCGTCATCTGCATTGTAGTAGTCGTCTTTAACATCATCTACTACATCTTCATCTTCGTCTCTATATTCAGGTAACAATCCAGCTAATTCAATAATATACCAAACCCTATTTTTGTACAAGTCAATTGATGTACCTCCAATTTCAGTAACGTTTTTTTCAGTTAAAATAGCTAAATCAGCAATCAGTTCACAGGTAATTTGATCTACCTCCTCTATTGACATTTCTCCTGCTTTAAAACGTTTTTTCAAATCTAAATACTTCACTTCAATTACATGTTTTTCTTTCTTTGCCATAACCTATTTTTTTACTATTCTACTTTCTATTAAATTTATAAACGCTTGTACTTCACCAAAGTCTGTAAAACGGATTGATGGTTCGGTGTTAAAAATTTCTACAAACCACTGTCCATCTTCTCCTATTTCATCGTTTGAATTTGAGATTAAACTGAACCCCATTGCTATGTCGTATGTGTAGTAGTAAAATTCATCTTCTATCCAAAGTCCGCCTTGATCATCAGATACTTCAATTCCACCATCTTCTTGTTTTTCAAAGCCTAGTAATTGCAATTCTTTTTCTGTCATTTTTTATCTATTTTATCTAATTCATCTCTAATAACAATCGCTGTTTCATATTCTTCCATTTCAATAGCATGTTCTAACATATTATCAACCATTGCTCGAAAATCATTGTTGAATATATTTACTAATGCATCTTGTAAATACAGTTTATCATCTATGCATAATTTACTATCTCGAATAATCGGATGAAAATCAGCATTGCTTGCCGCTATTTGGCTCATAATTTTTCTTTCATTCATAACCTTTATTTTTTTATTACTTGAAATATACGAAAGCCCTTTTACAAGGGCTATTCCTTTTTTAAGCAAATGTTTCAGCTAAAGCAAACAATTGTTTATTCAATAAAATATCGTCGCTAGCGTTATTAACAGTTGATGTTAGGTTTTCTTGGATACGGTTGAACACTGTCCATAAATCGTTTCCTTCATCTTCGATTCGATTAACTGCAAGTATATCATCAATATTAATATTTGATATATCATTGTATCTCAACTTAGCTGCTTCGTAAGCTAACTCTCTCATTTCTTTTACTGATAGGTTTGAATGTTTTAGTTTTTCAAATTCATTTAATACTAAAGATGATTTACGATTAACAATGTTTAAATATTGATCTAAGTTTTTATAGTTAATTTCGGTATGTTTGATTTTTTGTGTTTCTGCAGCTTCATCAAATCGTACTGCTCCGTTAGAGCAAATTAAACGATACATGCCCATTTCTAAATTAATCGGTTTGCTTCCGTTACAACTATTTGTAACTGTTAACGATAGCAATGCTTCATCTTTACCTTTATTGTTTTTTATAGCAAAATCAGGATGCTGTAATCGAACAAAATTATGTGCAATTTTACGACCTTTACCTCGTTGTTCAGCAACACTGTTTATTTGCCATCCTTCATTTTGTAGTTTTGAAACTACATCTAGTGTAGGAATATAAAACTCTTTTTGTTTAATTCGTTGTACATTTAGAATATTATTGTTATCTAACGTGTTAGCAAATGCAATTGCTTTGTTTAAGTCATTTCCGACTTGAATAAAATTTCTTTTTAACATATCTTTTAATTATATTTTGGTTTAACGTTTCCTTTTTTATCTACAGTATATCCTGTAGGTTTTTTTAAATTATCTGCTTTATTGTAGCGACCTTTTTTAGTTGATTTTCCTCCTGAACAGCTCATATCTTTTAATTTTAAATAAATATATGAAAGGAGGATTGCTCCTCCTATTCCTTTTTAATCAGCTTTTTCCATTTCATATGCATAATGCACTCCGCCATTGTAGATTGAAAAGAACACTTTAAAATCCTTATCACAATCTCTATTTTTGCTAAAGTATAGTGATCGCTCTAATCCGTCTCGTGAACGTTCAACGTGGCAAAACGCATCAACCATGTGTTTTAATCTATTACTACCTGCGAAATCACCCGCTTTAGTCATTTGTTGAATGTTTATAAACGTAGTATAGTATTTGTTTTTGTTTCCGCCTTTTTTATGTTGATCTTGCAGATTCAAAAACCAAAACTCCGCAGCACTTTCAGTTGTACGATACGCATCTTTATACATCTCTAATACTTCAGCAATTGAATCAATTGCAATTACATCATATCCTTGATTAAATACGTATTCAATTGTTTCTTTTACTGTTTCTGAATGGTTTTTCAAAAACAATGTTTGTACACAACTAAACTCTGGCATACGTTTGCAATATTTGTAATGCGCAATTTCATCCATTTCACCGCTAACAAACAATACTTTCAATCCTTGTTTAGTTAGTTTAGCTAATACATCAAGTACAATTGTTGATTTACCTGAACCAGGTCCACCTGCTAACATCATGTTAGTACCTGGCATTAAACCACCATCAGTTGAAAATATAACATCTAATTCAGTGTTTGTTTTCATAGGTCGAAACAATGCTTCACTAAATTGCAATTCACTACCTCTAACTAGTTTAATTTTGTTAGGGTTGAACTCGACTTGAACTTGTTGTTTTGCGGGACGACCGCGTTTTGCTGTACTCATAGGTTTTTTTACAATTTTCATAACTTTTCTTTTTTTTAATTATACAATCAATATACGAATTCTCTTTTAAATTTTCTATTCCTTTATTTATTTTCCATCAATATAACCACCATCCAAACAAACATGACATACCTCAGGAAACCAAATAATTCTAATTATAGCATAAATGAGTAATACCCACCCTATTAAAGCATATTTAGAATTAAATAAAAACCAAATACCATATTTAACCCATCCACCTATAACTAATATCGCAACTATAAAATATAAAACAGTAAACATATTTTTTTAATTTATTAAAATATACGAAAGTTCTTTTATAAAAACTATTCCTTTATTGAATGATTTTTTCATAAGCGTTTACAATTGCTTTTTGAATACTCATAGTAGGATTTTCTTTCATTTCTTCTAAAGCAAAAACTAACAATTCAGCTTCAACACTTTGTTGTTTTGCTTCGTTTAATGCTTGTTTAGCGGTTTTTAATTGATGCCATAATTCTTGTGATTCTTCTTCTATACTCATAAATATTCCTTTTCTAATTTAAATGATGTCCCATACTGAATCATTGTTAATTGACGGTTGTTTGTAAGTGGTTTTGCATCTTCTATATTATCACTAAAAGCAGGATAACCGCCTCGCAAGCCACAAAATACTTGACAATGTTCATTTAATACAATGAATTCAGGTAATTTAGGTTCTTTTGATTCTTTTAACTTTTTCTTCATAATTTTTCCTTCAATATACGAAAGAAAATTTAGAAAGCCAAATCCTAAAATCTAGCTAAAGGGTCAACTTTAATTACACCCCCATCAATTTCACCTTTAGAGTTAAGTGTTTTAATTTCAGGAATCACTTCAATAAGTACTCCGTTAATTTTAAATGATCCACCTTGTTTAAGTAGTTTTTTGAATAATATTTGATGATTTTCATTCCATGATTCACTTGCAGATAAAACTACTTTTTTATCTACTATTTCATCATCAAATTTGATGATAATTCCTTTTCGTATTGATTGAGGTGATATTGCCATATTTTAAAATATATTATTTAAATGTTCTGGGCAGATATCAACTATATGTTGTTTCCACCACGTTTTGAGTTTCTTCAATAATTTCTGCATCTTGTATAGTTTCAGCAAATAAAAAATGTGTTTCAGTTCGTAGTACATGATCAACACGAAAAAAATAATCTCTACACATTTTGACTAGCTCTAAATCAACTATACCTTCTTTGTTTACAAAATTATGTAGTGGTATATCTCTGTGAATAATATAACATTTTCCATTATGTCTATAAATAAGCATCATTTGATATCGTATTGTTTTTTATATTTTTCAATAAATGATTCTCCAACACCTATGTCTATTATTTCATAGTTGTTTGGAATTAATGGATTACGTTTTTTTTCATCAATGATATCATCAACACTAGACTCTGTTACCATCATGTAGTGTTTTTTTCCGGTTGGTTTTTTGTAAATCACTACAACCGGTAATTTCTTTTCTGATGGTCGTCCTTTATTTTCGTGAGATATTCTCATGTTTTATTTTGTTTTGAGAATATGCATCACACCCGGATTTTGGTGATTTACATCCAGCTAAATAAAATCCAATTGTAATTCCTGCTAATATATGAATTATATACATCCATATTGTTTTCCAATCTGTTTTCATATTTTAAATAATTTGCTCATTTTGGTTTATTTTTTCAAATGGAGAAGGATCTAACTTTAATCCCCACATCAAATGAACCCATTGCATTTCACGTTCAGCGTATTTGGCGGGGAGTCGAAATGTTTTCATAAAGTATTTTTTGCCCCATTCCATCCATTCATCGCTTTGTGATTCAGTCATTGTCCATTGATTAAACCAATTGTCTTTACGATCTTTTACATCATCGTAAGTAACTTCATGTCCAGCAATTTTAAACATTTTGTTGATTAAATCAACTACTGCTTTTTCTTCTTTTTGTTGTCTTGATAACCTTTTCATTTTTTTTCTATTAATTGTTCAAAATCTTCTCTTTTAATCGATATACGAACTCCATCTATGTCAGCAAAGACATCTTTAGGGAATTTTAAAATGTTTGTTAACTTAGATGGGTCTATTTCAATGTGTTTTGAGTAATGTATTTCACCTGCTATTCTAACTAAAACTGATTTTTTTATTGCCATTTTATTTCATTTGTTATGTTGTCCCATTCAAATGTGAATGGTAAATTTGCGTATTGGTATCGTTCATTCAAAATAGATGCATTGAAAAAATGGGTATGCCCATCAAAATAATAACCATAACCACCATGAATATGTCCAAACACGTGAATTTTTGGACGAATTTCATCTATTCGAGAACGTAATGTTTCACATCCAACTCGAATCGTATGTCCTCCTGGTATGTCTAAATATCCAAATGGGGGACCATGTGTAACTAAAATATCTGTGTTTGATGGAATGGCATCCCATTTTGCTTTCATTTCTTCACTACCACGAACCAAATTGAATGCCCAATTGTAAAATTCCGGTTGCCAAGGTGAACCATAGATGCGAATATTATCTTCTGGATGATCTCCATTTGGTCCATCAAAATATAAAACACATTCTTCGTCCTGTAAATAGTCGATTGTTTTATAACCCATTAAGATACCTGCCATTTTTTCAGGGTCATTTTCCATTAAACGATCATGGTTACCTGCAATAAATATTTTTGTATCGTAGTTGTCTATGTTATTAAACCAATTGAAAAATCCAAATGCTTCATTTATAGAATAACCTGTGTTCATAAAATCCCCAGCATGTATCAATAGATCACCTCCAGGTAAATCATTTTCACATAAGGAATGTTTTGTGTGTGTATCAGAAATAAGCGAAACCTTTAACATAAATTTAAGTAGATAAGATAGCAACTAGTGCTATAAATACAAACCATCCTACAATAAAACTAACAGCAATTAATGTTTCTTTTTTTTCTTTAATAAATTCCATAACTTTTTTAATTTTCTTAAACATACGAAAAAGATTTTAAATTTCCAAATTATTTTATTATTCTTTTAAAAGTTCCATCTTCATATACTTCAAGTATGATTCCTGTAGCATTTTCATCAATATCTTGACCTAATAAATTAGTACGGCGAAATATAACTTTAGTGTTACTTCTATTATCAATTAATATAGGATCAAACATTTCATAAGCACCATCTATATCATATTGAGTTAATCTGTAATAGTTGTATATAGGTTTAACTGTTGCATCTGTAACATCATAATGGAGTTCTTGTGTTGAATTACCTGCAGCTGCAGCTGTTGCTATTTCAGACCATATTATTCCATTTTCACTTTTTTCTACTACAAAATGTGTCGTATTATATTCAGTAGCAGTTGCCCAATATATTAAATTATTACCATTTACTGGTTCACCAGAAAAATATAATAACTTAACTGGTAGTGCCCCCATTGTTATAATTAAAAATTGTTGTGTTTGCGTGTTGCATCCAAAGGCATTGGATACTTGAACTCGCACAGCACCATTAGTTGTTGTTTGTGGCCATGTGAATGTTATGGTTGGTGAATTGGAATTAGGTATATTCGTCCATAACGGAGCAGACATTGTTTGTGTGTATGACCAAGCATAAGTAACTCCTGCTATCGGTGTAATCGAGTATGTCTCAGAGGTACCTGCAATAATATTGTTGTTTCCTGTCACACTGCTTACTACTGGAATACTAGGATTGACAGTAACATTGGTGTTAGTTGATGCGTTGCATCCATTTGATGAAACGGTGAGTGTATAGCTTTGTGTGGCATTGGGTGATGCCCACGGACTAGGTGCTGATGTATTTGTTAGATTAACATTAGGTGACCATGTGTATGTAATAGGAGCTCCTGCAGGCAATCCAGTCACCGTGCTAACAAGTTGAGTAGATGATCCTGCACAAATTGAATTAGAAACCGGTGTTACCGTAACTTGGGGTAACGGGTTAACTACAATGGTAGTTGAAACGCAGTTTGTACTAAATAACCCAGAATTAAAATTTCTAGCATAGTATGTTGTAGTCGAGGTAGGTGTTACGCTTATTGAATTTCCTGTAGCAATTTGTCCTACTCCACACCCACTCGCAAACCAATAAACAGTACCACTTATACCATTAGCAGTTAATGTAGTCGACTGCCCAATGCAAATTGTATTTGCTGATGCTGTTATAGAAGTAGGATCAGGTGGTGGTGGAGTAGTGCAAATTAAACCTATTTGAAATGAGCTATTTGTGCTATACCCATGAACCAAAATATAATAATTAAGACCTGGAACTGATGTCCACTGGTAAGATGCAGAGGTTGTAGCGCACGATGGCCCCAAATCATCATTTCCCCCAACACAGGTCAGAGAAGAACAATTAGGTCCACTAAAAATGGAGATTTTGCTATCCCAAACGGTATTGCAAAGATAGGCCGTCATAATTTGACCGGTTCCTGTAATCTTAAACCAAACACCAGGCATAGTTTGGCTTACACCACAAGTATTATTCTCTCCAGTTCCGCTATTAGTTGCATTAACAGTAGTAGCTGAGAGTAATTGGCCACACGATATTGCATACGCATTACATACCAAGTCGTTTACCGGAGCAGAAGGAGCCGAACAAGTTATACAACTAACGGTTGATGTTCCACATAAAGACGCAGTTCCACAACCTGAACCTGTATTGTAATGAACATAGACAGTTCCAGTGTATGATGAAGCCCAGTTTAATGGTGCGTTTCCATAAGCAACGATTGGTCCGTTATATGTTCCTGTATGAATTGTAATATAACCTCCTAAACTATATCCAAACTGATACGTTTGTCCTGCAACTATTCCTGATACGGTTGAATACTCACTTTGAAAGTTACAACTAGAAATGACAACCGTTGTAGGCGTGTTTGGAGCAACTGCTGAACCATATCCACTTGGATTTGTGCAACCCGGGGTGACAGCGCCACAACTTCCTATACAAGTTTGTCCTAATGTAGTTGCAGTACCGGCTACGGGTTGAATAGTATTTAACAGGACAGTTCCTATGTTATTTACTATCTGAACTCTCATTTCAGAAGGCCATGACCCTGCAATTGTTCTAAAAACACGAATTGTTGAACCTGAAGATGCTGAGAAATTATAGTTTAGTGGCCCAAACCCTGAAGCAAGTGTTATATTACTTAAAACTGTTACACCATTAACAGAAACAGAAACATAACCTCCGTTCCAACCATCTCCAAATGTATCGGTAAGTTTAATGGTGTGGGTGCAAGTTTGTGATAATGTTAAAAGTGTTGTAAAAAATACAAAAACAGATAGCAAAAAATTCTTCATATGGTATCCTTTAAAATTAAACGATACTCACTTGAAGAATCCATTTCGGAAACCCCCATCTACCATGGGCCGGTCGAGTTTCCTATAAATATTTTAAAACAAAAAAAACGTAGGAGGATTGACGGGTTAATTACTATTTGATGTTATCCGTTTACAATTTGTCGTTTTGGTTCTTTAAGAGTTCCAGATGATACGACTTTATCAATTCTGGAATCAATATAGCGGCGAGTTTCGTCGATATCACGGTGAAGAACTGTTTCAAGTACATGTTCGTGTTTTTGAATTTCCTCAACCTCATTTTGAATATGACGATGGGCGTCTTCTATCTCTTTATCAATTCTACGATTCATGTAATCGATATCTTGATGAAGATTAAACGTTGAACTATTTAATTGTTTTTCTAGTTTGATAATCTTAACCATACCTACAACAACAACAGTTAATATAATTACTGCTACAATCGTAAGCATGCCTAAAACAAAGTAAGTTGTTTCCATGTTTTTAAAATTTAATATGTCAAAGAACTCCTACGTTTGTAGTCTCACGGGGAATTGAACCCCGCTTTTTAGGATGAAAACCTAACGTCCTAACCGATAGACGATGAGACCCTTTTAAAATTTAAACACAACCCCTGTTGTGTTAAATATGTTTTTTCCGGTAATAAATACCTTTTGAAATACTTTAAAGTTTGGAGTAATATAAAATCGAGCCCGAATATCATATGCTCCAAAACTTAACCAATCTTCTGTTGTCAAACCATTTAAAAAAATATTACTGTTTAACTGAATACTTACTGTTATTTTAAATCGTGGGAATGGATTATATAATAATATCCCATCATGTGTTTGAGGATAAGTAATATTTGCAAAATTTGCTCTAGCTACAGAATCTAAATTATATTGTTCAATTCTTTTAAATGGTTGACTAAATCCCATCCAGGGAAATACTAACAATAAAATTAGTAACTGTTTTTTCACTTATGTTTTTTCTTTTTAGAAACCGCTATAATCCAGTTAAGCCAATCTTTAAACTGTTCTACATTTTGTTTTGAACTATTTTTACTCATTTATTTCATTAATTAAAATTTGCTCTACTTCTTTAACGTGTTTGCATCTGCCTTTTGACTTCCATGTTCCTGGGCAATTGCATTTTGGGTTTCCGTATTTGTTTAATGTAACTGTATATGTTCCATTTCCACTTGCACTTTCAAATTCCCATTTTTGTACTTTTACTTTAGGTACTTCTACTTTTTCTTTTAGTAGTTGCTCTTCAGTTAGGTACTCTACAATATCATTTAATGTTGTTTTAGGATGACATTCAATACCTTCAGGGTATATAAATGTTTTATCTCCAAAACGAACTATTATTTTTGGTAAGTATTCATGTTTAGGAACTTGATATTTAAATGTTTTACAACCAGCAGTTACAATCCCATCTTGTTGTGGATAGATTTTGACTTGTTCACCTGGTTCTAGGTGAATTAGTTTTGTTTCTTTTCTACCGTCTTCAAACTCTAAATATAATTCCTTTAACATAACCTTTTTCTTTGCTTGAAATATACGAAAACTTTCTTTGAAAACCAAATTTATTTTTTCTTTTCTTTTAAAAATTTAATAGCTTTTACTATTTCAGCACATGTTTCATAATCTTCATTGTCTTGTAAAATAGGTATATTTTGTTCTAAAGTTACTACAAAATCTTGCCTATCTACTGTTATATCATAAATGGTCTGTTCTTGTTCTACTAGAATTGAAAGTGCATGTAAATGCCTTTTTCTACCATTTAAATTTTTTAAAATAGTTTCTACTAATGCCTTTGAAATTCTTAAATCACGATTTGCAACCATTCTTTCAAATTCATCACTATCAAATACACTAATTTCAGTTGCCATGTTAAAATAAATTTAAAAAGTCTGTGTTAATATTTTTCTCCTTTAATTTACTATTCTTCTCCTCATTTTCCAACATTTTTGTAGCTAACTTTTCAAGATGTTTTTCTTTTTGCTTGTCATAGTCTTTAACTATTTTACTATGTTTTTTATTTTTCATCTCGTTTATACATATTATTTTTTTCTTGAAACAAGTGAATATGGATCATCTTCAACTTTACTATCCCATAAACCAAGTTCTCTTAAACGTTTCTTTTGATATTCATCTATTTGAAAATCAACCATTTCAGTCGTTTTATAAACCGTTTGATGGCCTTCTAACGACTCCATATCACGTTCAGTAAACACGTTTCCTAAACGCAGAAAATAACAGTTATAACACGATAATTGGCAATTTCCATCCCTATAATTGTGTTTGTTACTATCCTTAAAGAACATGATAAGGGGTATTTTACCATCTGCTTCTCGTTTTTCATCAAACCCACACCAATAGCATTGCTCAATTAAATATCCACCTTCAACCAATTTAAATTTTAGTTTATCTGGAGAAAATGAAGATGGATCTTCTTTACCATTTACAATGTCCTCAATTGCAGGCATTTTTCTTCCAAATGGAGTGTGACTCATAAATTTTGGAATACCTTTACCTGATTGGTTTTTGTGTAAATCAAACAAGGATTGGCCTGTAGCTTCATCCTTGTAAGCTTTCATAAATGGTTTTAGATGCTGGTAGGAACAGTTTAAATAACGAGCAGCTGCTTTAACCGAGCGAGTATGTTTCATTGCTCGTAAGCAATCCTCTTTTGATATCGGTTTTGGATAAGCCATATTATAGATCTTCTAATCCATCCATCAAAGTAGTATCCCAATCAGCTAAGTCATCTTCATCAGAGTTCATTTCTGATTTTTCTAAAACTTTAAATGTAGGTTGTTGTTGGTTAAGTTTTTCAAATTGACTAAATTCTTCTGGTTCCATAACTACCATATCGGTCCATGTATGATCTTTTTCACCAAACATCATTGGTACTCCTCGTTTTGCTCCTGTTGTTGAACATTCAACACAGGTTTTTGTATTAGGGAGTGCTTTAACCCTTAATGGGTTAATTTCTTGTTTGCATTTAATGCATATTCTATTTTCCATCATATCGTTTTAAAAATTTCCATAATTGTTGAGCAGTTTTTAAAATATGTCTTTCATTATTTTCGTCTAATAAAGGATAAACATCTCCATCTGGGGTTAAACTATCAAATACCCACCATAAAATAACTTCAGTTTTCATTTCACCATAATATTTCTGTAATAATAATTTTATTGAACGGTATAATGGGTTTTCATATTTGTCAACATATATTCCTACTGTACCTAATACTGCACCTACAGCCTCAATTTGGCATAGTTGTTCCATCAGTTCTAGAAAAAATACCTCTTCTTTTTTCTTTATAGATTTAGGGCTTTCTTCTATTTTAGAATTTGACCCAAATAAATCACTTAGATTTTTGAATTTTTCTTCGTTCATATTCTTCTACTTTAAAAACATTTAAAAAATCATCTACAGGCATTTGTTTAATATCTGCTGCTGTTACGATAGCATCATGTAGACTAGCTGCTTGAAGTTTGCCTACTGGTTCCTTTTTAGGATCTAGTATATTATAATATATGAATTGTTTCATAAAATAAATTTTTGATTTGTATCTGGGTGGGAATAAATATAACTATTCCATTTATATTTTGCGTATTCATGCCCTGCTTGTTCTGCTTGTTGTCGTTTTTCTCCATTTGTTGAAACTGAAGCAAAGTGATAAAAATGGCAATTCCACGTCCTAATCATCTTTAACCCTGAAATAGAACATTTTAAAAAGAAATCCCAATCGGCTACCATTCCAAGTTCATAATTTTCATCCCATCCACCTAAACGGATGTAATCATATTTGTTCATGAAAATAGGTAAAGTTGAACCACACTCTTCTTTTTTGTTTCCTGAAGCATAGTGGTAGTCATATAACCAAAATTTTTCTAGGTCAAATATTTTTGGATCTGTACCTAAATTTTCAATATGAAATTGTTTAAATATAGAAGGATACGGTTCAATTTGGTTTGGAGAAATTACTGCTCCATCTTCCCATTCTTCTTCTAATGTAGTATCCCAAAATTTAGGAAACACGTTATCATCGTTTACAATTAATATTTTGTCATATTGGGCGTTATATACTCCTAAATTAGTACCTTTACATAACCCAACATTTTCTTCTAAATTTAAAACATCTATATGTTCAGCCCATTTTTCAAGTACTTCTTTGTTGATGTCGTAAAAACCATCTACAACAGCTATGATTTGATTTTTGTTTTGTTGTCCCTCAATTGCAGAACGCAAACATAAATCTAGAGCATCGGGTGATTTATATGTTGGTATTATAACTGATATCATATTGTTTCGTGGTTTATTTTTTCCCAATTAATAGTTGGTGATAACAGCCCTTCCATACAATGTGTTGATAATCCAGGGATTGGGGAAAGGATAAATCTAGATTTTTCTTCGGATATAGCTAACCATTTATTATGGTCACCTTCTAAAGATACATGGAAATTATAATCTTCTTTCCATAATTTTTTAAGGACAATAAAACTTCCACAAGTGCTAGGAGTAGTTCTCCAATGACATTTATTTGAAACAAAAATCTTAGAAGTTAAATCATCATATAAAGGAAGAAAGTACTTATCGTTATGGTCATAAAGAGTTAAATAATTTAATCCTTCAAAACAACTAAAAATATCTAAAACATATTCATCCCAATTATCAACATGAAGATAATCATTTTCTAAAAAATAAATCAAATCATCATCTTGGATAGTATCTAGGTCTAGAGCTATTTTAAACATTTGCCACCCCGCATCTCTCATATTACCTCCAGTTATTTCATGAGAAATATATCGATCTTGGTATTTTTTAACCCAATTATCTTCAATTTTTCCATCCATAATCAAATGCAAATCTATATCTTTACCTTCTATAGTATTCAATAGATTAATAAAACATTTTTCATAATCGAACCAATAGGGCCTTACTTTATTATCAGTTCCTGTGACATTATAATGGCTATAAAATATATGTATTTTCATATTGTGAATTTAATTAATTTTTTTACAAAATCCAAATCCTTCTTTACCGTATCCATTTCCACTATAAAACATTAGTAATTGTTTTTGGATTTCAATAATATAAGGGTAACAAACCATTTCACTATCCCATCCATTTTCTGAATTAGTTATGGTATTGAGGTGATCTTGGCGTTCCCAATTTAATTTATCTAGGGATGAGGCATATCCCATTTTATAATTTTCTCCTTTATCAAGTTTTTCTCTATACCCATACCACATATGGTATTTATTATTTATTTTTTTAACACAAGGCGCACCTAATGTTTCATTGTTATGGGTAGGGAAAACACAAACATTATCATTAAATTCCCAATCCAATCCATTAAATGATGTAGCAAATCTAATATCATATGTAGGTCTATAATGGTTATTTATGTTAGCCCAAGAATTATAATGAGTATACCACATATTGAATTTTCCATTTTCAATAAGGATACTAGATTTAGCTACCCCAAATGGGGAAAAACGATTTAAACCTATAATAGGACCATCACTTATTTTTTGGAAATTAACTCCATCATCACTTAATGCTAATCCAAGAGTAGTAATATAAGGTACAGTACTACTTCGTTGCCAACCTAAATAATATAACCAATATTTGTTTTTATAAAATAAAATTTCACTCATCATAGTACCATGTTCATCAAATGAACCGGGTTTCCCTAGGGAAAGTAATGGTTTGTTATGGATGGAGATAATTTTATTAGGGTCGTTTTTATCACAATCTAAAAAAGTAATTTTAGTTTCATAGTTTCCATTATTATCTAAAATAGATCTAGTGGTAAAATATACCCTAATAAAATCATCAAATTCAATAGGACATACTTGAGCAGCATAATGGTTCATCCAATCAATATCTCCTTTAGGAGAAAATATTTGTCCTATTTTTGACCAATTCATTTTTTAGTTATTTCAAGTATTATAGAGTCATATTGTCCTTTTTCTCTTAAATCAAAAACTTTATAATCACTTATATTTTCATCTACACTTTGCACTAAAAAATCTAATGATTCTTCAGGAGATAATTTATTGTCATTTTCATCTTTACACCCTATGTCTTCAATAATTAATTTCCCTCCAGATTTAAGTTTTTTAAACCAATGTTGAATTACATATTTTTGAGTTTCTGGGGTATGGGGGCCATCATCTATAATGAAATCAAAAGTATCATTTTCATATAAATCTAAAGCAAAATCAGTGTATGCATCTATTTTAGTAAAATGAATATTTGAATTAGATGGAATATATTGATCTATATCTAATCCATAAATTTCTCCTTTAGTAAACCAACCACTCCACATTAAAAGTGATATACCTGATCTAATCCCTATTTCTAAAAGTTTAATATTTTGATGAGTTAAGTTATTGAAAACATTATCATAATATTCTGTTATATATGGGTGAGGGTCATATTTAGTATTATTAAACACTAAATTATTATTAATAACATATTCTGAAAGTTTCATTTATTTTTATTTTTTTTATCGTTATTTGCTTTTCTAATTAGCCTATAATCTAATGTAGATGTTGGAACCAATGAATCAAACCCCATTAACATATTTAAAAATGGATCCTTAGGTGCCTCAAAATTAAGCAATGCTGGGATGTCTATTTGTTGTTTGAATAGGTATTTAGTATATAAATGGTTAAGGCCTATTCTTTTTTCTTGGGAAATATTTATTCCTGTTCTATGGAATAGCATAGTATTAAATAAAAATACGGAACCTGCTTTTGATTCAATACTAATACCATGTTTAGAAAAATAATCGTCTGAAGGGATGTACTTGATTTTATGTGAATGGGGAAGTAATTGAGTAGCCCCTGTTTCAAAAGTAAAATCTGTAAGACAAAAGAAAGCATTTACTGCCAGTATAGGGTCACTTACATAATGCATGTTGGGGAAATCTCTATGCCATTTATTTTGACTATGAGTAAGATTTGGTTCAACCATTACTCCATTTTGTTGGCTTAAGATAAAATAATCTCCTAAAGTTTCTTTAATAAAAGGAATGATTTTAGGATTATTCAGTGTTTTATAAAAAACATCATCATAAGCGAATGGGGCCCTAACAATATTATTTTCAGCTATTTCTCTTATATCAAATTTATCCGAAACTTCTTGTTCTTGAATTTTCCAAGTTCTTTCAAGTTGAGTTATAATTTCTTGAGTTTCTTCAGTTGTAAGAACATTTTCAATTAAAGTATAACCTAATATATCTAACTCTTCTAAATGATTTTTCATGGTTTATAATTTAAAAATTAACTTCAAAAGCTATTTCATCCGTAAAGAACCAACAGTTATGGCAAAATATAACACGTTTATCTAATTTTTTAGCGCAGTCATTAACTGCTCTTTTAACAGAATCCCAAGTATAATCATCACCAGTTAATTGAGCATTAGGCCAATTTTCATAACACATCATAATATCTCTAGTTACTCCTTCGTAGCTATGGTCAGCATCGATGAATATTAAGTCAACAGGTAGATCATATGGTTTAACACTTTCTAAACCTGTAGGAGTTTTAGCTCTTATTGGGGTTAGATGATTACGGTGTTCCCAAGTATTGTAGATGAATGAGTCCCAAATTTTAGGGAGTTGAAGTAACTCAGGATCATTTTCTGCATATGTAGTTGTTCCACCATTTCCATGATCATCTACATTTGGACTCCAATGGTCAAAACATAGAATGTGGGAATCAGGAGCCTGTTCTAATAAGAATTTAGTTGAACCTGTTCCTGTCCAACTTCCTAATTCAGCAATGAATCGAGGTTTTAACCCTTGTATAAAATGTTTTAATACAGCAGCACTAGCTCCTGTAAACCACCCATTCACTTCAGGCATAATGTCTGGTTTTTGATCAGGCCATTGATACAATGACTTTACTTGTTTGATTTGTTCTTTTAATTTATCCATTTTTATTTGATTTTTTTGGCTGGGGAGCCTATATATGTGCTATTTGGTTCGGTTGATTTGGTTACTACACTTCCCATTCCTATTATACAATTTTCTTCTATAGTAACCCCATCTCTTATACAGGAATTAACTCCTAAAAATGCTCCTTTTTTAATATGGCAATGTCCTGATATTACAACATGGGAGGTAAAGAATACATTGTCTTCTATTATTGAATGGTGACCAATATGGTTTCCACTCCATAATACAACATTATTACCAATTATAGTAAAAGGTTGTAGGGTATTATCTTCTAATATAAAACAATTTTCTCTAATTTCGGAAGCAAGATTAGTACATTTTGATGAAATATAAGATGTAAATTTGTATCCCATTTCTTTCCCTTCATTGTATATTTTTTCCCTTAAAACATTATCAGTTACAGGAGCAAATAAATAATATTCAGATGAAGGATATAATTCATTTAAATCTTCAAAAGGAATTACAGGGAGTCCTTTAAATGTATCTTCTTTAATAAATTCCTTATTGACAGTAAATGCAACGGGAAGTGAATTATTATGTCCTAATTTAAATTCATGAAAGAAATAAAAATGGGCTAATTCTGCTAAATCATTTACCCCAAAAATAATAATGTTATTTGTAAACATATGCTGTGTATTCATAAAGTTTATAATCGTTTCTAATAACAAAATTTCTACTTAAGTTATTTTTCAAAAACCATCCTAATTCATCTAAAGAAACATGAAATAAATCATCTCGTTCCCAATCAACATGTTTGGACATTAAATTAAAAGCTATTCCTTTATCACATTTATTCCATAGTTTAATCAATGCTGAGGTAAAGAATTCCATCATTTCCTCTTGGGTTAAATCTCTTTTTTCTGTGAATGTTCCATTACATACAATGTAATCAAAATTAGGTAGATTATCTTCTTGTAAAATATCTAAACAATAAAAATCTAAGTATGGATACTTTGCTTTACAGGTATCACAAAACCCTTTACTAATGTCTAACCCAGAATATTTAATATGAGGTAAAAGAGTAGTTGACTTAATATATTCAAAGAAATGTCCTAACCCACACCCAAAATCAAGAAGCGAACAATCTTGTTCTTTAATCAATTCTAACATGACTTCATGGCGAATTAAAGTATCTTGATAATTAGGCCAATCAACTCCTAAATTACTATCTCCATGTTCTTGAAAACATTTATCATAATGTTCTGCTAATTTTAGATATTTCATATAAGAGTGTAATTTTTAAGTTGTTGTTGAATGTGTTCTTTAGGGTATCTAAAAAGCAAATCAAGTATTGAAGCGTATGGGTTATCAAAATCAACATCCCCCATTTGTATAAATTTAAGATCTATATTTTGGATAGCAAAATCTTCTTTAGTGTATAATTTTTTACCCCCAATAGCATTTATATAAGTACTTCCATTAAAATGTTTTGTTATATCTTGTAAACCTTCATTCTTTTTTCTAATGGTAAGGCCTTCCGAGGAATCTATTATTTGGGTTGTAATACCAAGATAGTTACATATTCGTTTAATATAAAATAGATTAACTTGGGAAATTGAATACCCAAAACTACTTACATCAGTGATAAAAATTTGTTGGATTATATCTTTAAAATTTTTTTCCTTACCATATAAATTATGTAAAGTTTTAGGAAAATTAACTATAAATTTGCCATCAGATTTTACTATAACTTCATTGCACTTTTTATTTTGGCTACCCCCAATAACAGGAATATTAATTTGAGTATTGTTTTTTAAAGTGTTTCTAGTCATGTAACTTCGTTTCATAAAATTCACATGATCTAAATTAACATATGTATCAACAGCATCTATAAGTTGAAAATAACCTATATAGGGGAAAAAATAAGGTTGCATTATTCCTACCTTCATTATCTATTAGCTTTGGTATAAACTTCAAATTTAGATAGATCTGGGTAAGGGAGTTCTAGATCTTGATTAATTTTTTTAGTCCCATCATTATTATAAAACTGGTTCATTAAAAGTAAACCTCGAGCAGCTAATTCAGGCATCATGTAAAAATTCCAACCTAACATGTCAAAATAATCTTCATGATATGAACATTCTCTACGACCTGAGTATCTAGCTCTTTTAAACCACATATAAGCATCTTCATTATCTGTTAAGATAGCTCCACCTTTAGATAATTTAAAATGTTTATAGGGGCCTGTAAATGAAATACACATATGTGTTCCTGGTTTATACATGTCTGCAGTAAAGCATAAAGCAGAATCCCATACATTTGTTGGTTCTAATTGGTATGCTCCTTTAAGGAATTTTCCTTTAACAGGTTTAAATTTTACTTTCCCCCCAGCATGGATAATTTCACATGGAACTGAGGGATAAGTACGAGATGGGATTGTAATTTCTTGTCCTTTAATATTTTCATACATTAAAGCTAGGAATAAAGCATTTGATTGGTTATCTACAGTTACAACATAAGGTGCTCCTGTATAGTCTGAAAGTGCTTTTTCAAATTCAACTGTTATATCATATACGTTTTTCATAACCTAAATATATTAATTTTTTAATGAATTTCCAAATTTGTTTAATTCATTTTGAAAATTTTCATGAGCTATTTTTTTAAATTCATCCTGTCTATTTATTACTTTTAAATAGTTTTTATATGGGTTAAATCTAAATAATTGATCTTCTACTACTACTTCATTTTCAAGAATGTACTGGGTGATAGGGGTTCCATTTTGTTTGAGCATTTCAAAGCAACACATCAAATATGTGTCTTCTAATCCATAATGTCCTAATTCTTTAGGTATATTCACCATTTTAGCTAATTCAGAACTAATAACTGTAGCTAAACCACCTCCAAATTTAAAAATACTTATAGGTTGGAGACTAACATCACCAAAACAATTAGAATATCTATATGGGTCTCTAAATTTAAATAAATCTCCAGATTGTTCATGGTGGTAACTTGGATGTACTAATACTTTCCAACTATCATCCCATAATGGGGAAATTTGAGGAGTTAAAATATAGTAAGGATTTTCTATTACTTTAATAGAACTAAGAACATGGAATAATAGATACGGGGATATTACAATATCAGCATCTATGGTAAGAAGAGCTTTTGAATTAGTATTTTTAATAACCTCTCTTCTATGAGAAACACATCCTAAAATTGTTTGGTTATCATTTGCTTTAAAATCAGTAATTGCCCAAGTTTTAGTTAAACGTTCTAGTTGAAATAATTTATCAACAAAATATGATTTAGGGAATGTTGAATTATCCCAATCTACTAAATTTAAATTTAATAAAACATCAACTAATATAGTGTCTTCTTCTGTTAAAAATTTAGAATTGTGTTTTAATTGTGTTAAAAGAACTTCTAATTGATCAATTTCATATGGCATTACATGAATTAATATATGTAGATCAATTTCATTTAGTACTTCTTTACATTTTTTTACAAAACGATTTGTATGTTCACTATTATTTCTAGATTCAAAATTATGAAATATTAAGTCTTCATATGTGCTAGCAATGCCAAAATATGTTTCATTTTTTAAAGGCCAATATGGGACTTCACAATTTGAAAATTTAAAAAATTTAATTTCAATACCTTTTTCTCTACTAAGATAACTAAGTTCCTCAGCAACATCACTTCTAAGAGTTTCATTGTATGCAGGTTGTCCTAATTCGTTATACGTTTCTTTAGAAATAGCAAAACAAGCAGGACCAGCATATGGGATAGTATCAGGTAAACGGTTTGAATGTTGTTCAATTCCTATAATAGCATGTTTTCCATGGATTCGATCAAGAATTACATCTATGAAATTAGATTTTAATGGAATAGCATCTGCATCAAAGAATATTAAATAATCAACATCTTCATTTCGAGAAAGTTCTGTTAATAATGTTCCATGTGAATTAAATCCTTTATTAAGTAAATTAGGTTCTACTAGGATTTGATTAATTTCAATACCAAATTTATCAAATACTTTCTTTTGATAAGAAATAAATCTAGGATCTAAACTAGCAAAGTATGCTGTGTAAATACCTATTTTAAAATCTTTTCCATTTCTAATTATGTGATTATATTTCATAACTGGTCGTATAACTGATTTTGTTTTTCTTGTCGTTTAATTGTTTTTGAATGATAAAGTGCAAAGTATTCTACATCGGGCATTGCTGTATACTGTTTAAAACCATCTAAACGCTCGTGTACTTTATTTACCCATACGATTTCAGGTTTATTTTTCCAAATACGCCATTGGTAATCAGGCCAATTAACCCATCCAGCATCGTTTACTCTCCAGCCCCATTTTTGAATGTGTTCGGAAGTTAAACCTTCTACTGTGTTTACTCGGGGTACTAGAAAAACATCAACTTCGTTGTTTTCTTCTAATACTTCAGGTAACACAGCAATCAGATTTTCGTTAGGAATTTCATCAGCATCAATTTGAAAAATATAATCGCCATTACAAAAACCAGATAATTTGTTTTTCCAGTCTGCAAAGTGGCGATCAAATTTTCCTTTGTGCCAAGAGAACTCACCGTTTATAGAATGGGTTCTTAAGAAATTTTCCACTTCGGGGTCACCATTTGCTTCATCAAATAAAATTACTATATTGTCTTGTATACGTTTGTGTTGAAGCAAAAAATTCACTAAACGTTGAATTTCAACAAATTCATTACAGACTGTGATTGCATAACTAATTTTCATATATCTTATTCAGGTAATATCCCAATATAAGAAAGAGCTTCAATATAGTCACGCTCTTCAAACATTTTCATGTTTTTCATATCCATTTTGAATTTCATAAATTCTCCTGGTTTTCCTGGAATTGGGTGTTTTTCTCTGTCTTCTTCAGGGATTTCAATAGCTTTAACAGCTGCCCACCCCCAATTTGAAATACTTGAACCATTAGCAAACACCATACCTTGCTCAGGATTGTTAATAGTGTTTGGTAACCATATTAATCCTGTTTCAGGATCAGTCCAAGCTAAATCTTTATACAATTCAGGTAACGTTTCCATTTGTTGTTTGTAAAACTCATGGTCTTCGGTCATAAATGAGTTTGTCCAAAATCCACAAGATAAACTCATGTAGTTATATATTTCAGGGGCAACCTGTACTTTATAGCACAAGTTACCTCCTGATTTAGGGCAGTCAATTATTTCTTCGTGTTGCATTAGGCTTCTACTTTTTTAAGTTTTGGTAATTCAATTTTTTTCAACTTAGGTAACTGTAATTGTACCTGTTTTGGAAATTCAGGAATTTTATCTTCAAACAATTTACCTAATTTTTCTTTCATAGCATCAAATGAAAATTTGGTACGTGATTGAAAACCTTGTCGTTTTGCTTTTTCAGCATATCCTTTATAGTTTTCAAATACATCTTTTAAATAACTTCCTACATGACCTGTATCAACACTAAACCATTCTGCATCCGCTAATAACATATTGTTTGCTGCTGAAGGGTGTACTTTGGTTAAGTTACCTGGTAAAAGTGTAACAAATTCAGGGTTTAAATAGTCAATATGGCCACTCCAATTTGTTGTAATGATTGGTTTATTTACTAATGAAAATTCAAGTAATGGACGACCAAATCCTTCTCCTTTAGTTAAATTAACCATTGCTTTAACTTTAGGGTGGTTATAGATTTCGTTCATTTCTACATCTGTAAATTCACCATGTAACAAATAAACGTTTGGTAAATTATTTGATCTTACTGTTGCTTTAATTGCTTGAATACGTTTAATTAATTCATCTCTATCTATATAAGAGGATCCTACAGTTGATGTTTTTAAAATCAAGGCAGGTTTTTTAGTTTTGTTTTTAAACGTTTCGTAAAACGCTTTTACTAATAATCCTACATTTTTTCTATCTTCACCTAAATGTCCTTGCATCCAATGTCCTACAAACAAATAAGCAAATTCTTCTTTTACATTCGATAAATCAAATGTTGATTTTACGGGGGTATATTTTTCAGTGTCTGCACCTTCAAAAATTACTTCACTATCACCTTTCCATTCAATAAACCCTACTGTTTGGTTTGTTTGTTGATCGCGTTTTTCAAATTTACTTTCTTTTAATACTTTAATAGTATGTTCAGAAGAACCTAAAATTAAATTCATCCGTGAACAACCTTCAATCCATTCAGCGGGTGCAACTGTTGTTTCAATTCCAGCTGTACATCCAATATTGTATTTTCCTACTGGTTGAAATTCATTTGGAACTGTAATTTGCATCCAAATTTCAGGTTGTGATGGTAATTGTGGTTGTTGTAAGATATGACTCACTAAAAATTCCCACTCTGGATTATCTTTAATAAATCCAAATGGAGTATTTCCCCATCGTTGAGGTGCAATTTTTACATCATACTTATCTAGTTCAATAATCGCTTTAACGATATCGCGAGAACGTGCTCCATATCCTGAATATGTGTCGATAGGGCAGCTTATTACAAATGTTGGTTTACTCATAACTTTTAATATACAAATTCGTGATCAATTGTGTCTTCTTTAACTTCATTAACGTTGATTAACTCATATTTTTCTCGCGGAGTCCACGTGTTAAATAATTTATCTATCGCGTGAATTGCTCTAACTCCCATATGTTCTCCTGTAAAACCTGCTTCATTTACAGCCCAATGTCTTCCTGTTTTACCAAGTTCTTTTCTCAGTTTTCTATCCAACGCATATACTTCAGAAATTCGTGCTGCTGCGTCTTCAGCAGTACATCTATCATCCCAAATATAAGGTGTTTTAGGTGAACCTTGAATTGAGCGGTTTGTTGGATAAACCGGAAACGCCCATGAACCATGGTTTTTGTAACGGCCTGTATGATTTGAAGGTATTTTTGGTGATGGTGTATACCAGTTTCCATATTCATCTTCAAAACGCATTTGATCTTGCATGCCACCTGTTACGTTTGCTATAATTACAGTTCCTGCTAACATTGCTTCTGTTAATGATAACCCCCAACCTTCATTTGAAGTCAATAATATTTGAGCATCTGCAATGTTGTAAAGTTGGTTTAACTGTTTGTTGTTTAACTTATTTGTTGAAAAATAAATTGCTTTAGGGTATTTTGGAAACAATACTTTTCTAACTGCTTCTAAATCTGTTCCATGTTCGCTTACAATTTCGGTATGCATTACCATAGCACATTTGTCTGCTTTTTCTTTTGGTAATGTATCTAAAAACAATCTAAAAGCTAACATTGTATCCGGAATTTGTTTACGTCGAATGTTTCTTGAATTAAAAAACACTACAAAATCCTTTTCCTCGTCTCCAAAAATTTGTTTTTTAAACGCTTCAAGTTCTTTTAATTCATTTTCCTTTTCAATCGGATAGTACATTTCATGGTTTAATCCATGAGGAACATAGTGAATCACTTTGTTTTTAGCTTTTTCACCTAAAACAAGTTCATTGATTAACCTTGTTTGTTTTGAAATTGCTAGTAACGCATCACACGACTCGTAAAATGCTTTGTTATACAACGGTGCCGGATAATCATCCCAGATGTTCAAATAAATGATTGGCATTTGTTTTCTAATCTCGTTTTCAATTTGAAATAACCATTCAAAATACCTTGGATCAGTAATTAACATGATTGCATCTGGTTGTTCAATTGAAATTAACTGACGGATCAAATCTGGGTTTCCATATCCATCAACCGGATACAAGAAAACAGAAGCATCTGTTAAACCTGTGTTTGCGTCGGTGTCTTTAGAAATGTCAAATCGTTTTCCTTTTTCAGGATGATTTATTGCTCCTGCAATGTTAACCCAATTAAAATGTTGGGCTGTGTTTAAAACTAATTCGCGTGCTACTGTAGCTACACCGGAGTGTACTCTAATGTCGTCGCAAATTAGCATGATTTTTTTCCGCTCGTTTTGCGGTAGGTACTTAAAACTTGAATTCATATAACTGTATTTATTTGGTTAAATCTATAACTTTATTCTTCGGTTTCCAAGCTTAAATCGCTATGGTTATGGATTTTCTTTTTAAATTCATCATCTATTAAATATAGGTGAATTGCTCTTTCACTTAATTTTTGAAATGAAAATTTACGTTTAATACATTCGATTTTAAATTTTTCAAATAGGTCTGTGTCTAATTTGACGCTCGTTAATACTTGTTTTTTATCACTCATATGTTTTTAATTTTATGTTATCGTATATACATATGGTGGTATATTAATAGGTCGCAGAACATAAATGAGTCTTATAAAATGGACAATACTTGCAATTATCGTTTATTTTTGGTTGGTGTTCAACTTGTTTGTAACCGTTGCGATCAAATGCTTGTTCTATAAATTCTTCAATTGATTTGGTGACTTTGTTTAGTTTTACTTTACCCGACGCGGGTTTGTACCATTGTATGCGTTTAATTGTAAATTGTTCGCTTTCAAATATTTTACGTTTTACAATCATAAACTCTACTTCTACATTTTCTATTGGTACGTTGTATAGTTCCGAATAGTATTTTTTGTATAGAATAAGTTGAAATTGCTTTTGTTCGTTTGATTTTTCTTTTTTACTCCAACCTTGTCTACTTGTTTTAATGTCTATGATTTTAAATGTGTTTGTTGGTTCATGGTATAAAACAACATCTAAAAACCCTTGAAACATTATGTTTTGTAGTTTAGAGTTTGGAGTTAGTATAATAGGTATTTCACATCCAACTAAATGCCATCCTCGTTTGCCAAAATGTTTACCTTTTTCTTTTGCTATTTCTCTTATAATCTCTACTCCATCTTCATAGAACTCTTTAAGTTCATCTGGGGAAACAAAGTGTTGGTTGTTGTTTGCTTTGTATTGGGCTTTGTATTCGTTGCGGAGTTTTTCTTCTAGCATTTCAGCAGTGTTAAGGCGGTCTGCTGCTGCTCCACTTTGTTCATACATTACTGTAAGGTAATGTTGAAGTACTTCGTGTAGTGCGGTTCCAAAAATTGTGTGAATGGAAGAAGTGAATTGTTTGTGTCCTTCTCTATATTGGAGTGACCATTTTTTAGGGCACTCATTGAACATAGACATTTGAGAGTATGAAATGGATTTTTGAGTTGCGTAATCAATTTCGGGTAAAACCTTAGTTTTTATCTCTTTTAAGATAGAAGGCAACTTTTTTTTCATTACCTAAAGATAAAAAAAAGCCTGCCAATAGGCAAGCTTTTCTATAAAAATTTTTTATTAAAGTTGGGATTCAATATAATCTTTTACTTCTTGACTTACATCATCAGCATCTGGGAATTCATCATCAAATTCAACTAAGATATTATCTATAATGTCGGTATCAAAGAACCCTGCATCTATTAAGTCTTCTAACTTTCCATCTTTTTTAGCACTTTGAATAGCATCATCAATGTATGCCTTTATTTTTGAAGTTAATGGGATTTCATCTGGGGATTCATCTTCAGGTTTTTCATAAAAATCTTCTATAACTTTTCTATACATTCCTATGGTGATACCTTCAATTGGGACATTTGGGTTACCTAGTGATTCATAATCATCTTCTGTTCCTGGGTAAGCAAAGTCAGTAAACTCACCAGCCACATCCAAAGATTCTTCACCATATCCTAAAAATTCACAAAATTTAACTACATTTTCATGAATCCATAGATATTCATAGTCGTCATCATAAAGATCTTCAGGAGTTCTTTTTCTAAATAATATCCCAAGTGCTTTATTTCTGTCATCAAACATGGTGTTAGAAGCTTCATTTAATTTAGCTTTATATTGACTTTCAGTAATGATACCAGCCAACATTTGCATACGTAATAGTTCTTGTGTCATTTTATCTAGATTTTTATTATACATATGAGCAACTGTTAATTTGTTTACCATATGTTAAAGATAAAAAAAAGCCTGCCGGTAGGCAAGCTTTTCTTAAATTTTATTCTATTTTAAAATTATCTTTGTGATTCAACTTTAGCCATTTTAATAAATTCTGGGTCTTTTCTTAGGTCGGTAACTACAGCTTTTACTAAGACTTTCATGTCTTTTTCATCAACTTCTTTAGGGTCTAATCCTTTTGCTTTTAATTCTTTATTAACTAGTATTCGAGCTTCTTCTTCAACATAGTTTCTTAAATTAGCATTTCTTTCCCATTTCATATATCCAACTACAGCTCCAATAATTCCTCCAGCTAATGCAATAGCTCCAGCTATTACTTCTGGTCCTTCTGCTGTTGATGTAAGATAATCTTCATCAAGTTTAACTTCATCTATTAAATCCATAGATTTTTCAACTTCATTAGGATTTACTCCAAATTCTCTAGCTAAGTCAAATGCAACTTTATCTAAGTTTACTCCTTCTTCTGCTTCATCCATTTTTCTTTTATATTGACTTTCAGTAATAACTCCAGCTAACATTTGCATGCGCAACATTTCATGTTGTGCAATTTGGTTTTGTACATTAGCTAATTTTGTTTTTAAAATTTTAGCTTCTTTTAATAATTGGTTTTTTGATTTCATTTTTTGTTTGTTTTTCTAATATACATATATGATTTTACTTAATAATTCCAGCTCGTATTTGAAGCATTTTAATTTCTTCAATATTTTCAGGAGAACTAACAATCATGTTATAGTCATTCATAGTTAATACTTTTCCTGAAAGTGCTAAACCGATTGCGTTTTCTGTTACGTTATGTAGGTCTATATCGGTTTGAGCATCTTCTCTAGCGTATTCGAGTAAACGAATAAATAGAGGGACGTCTACTGTGATTGTATCTCTTTGGTTCATTATTTGTTTAGTTTTCCGTACATTACTGCACCTGCTACTTTTTTACCTGCTTCTTCTGAGCCATATTTTTTAGCAGCTGATTTGGCAATTTTTTCAAAGTTTTTACCTTTTTCACCAATGTCTTTTCCTGCTCTTGCTTTTTTAGCCATTGCAGAACGTTCTTTGAATGTACCTGGTTTTTTACCTTCTTCTAAATCTTCAATTAAACCTAAATCTTGAGCTATTGATTGGGCTAATGATTGAAGATCAATATTATTTTTACCAGTACCCATGTTCCAAACATGTTCTAATGTGTTTTCAAGGTAAGCAACTGCATTATCTGGGGAGACTCTAGCTTCATTTACTTCTTTATCTTCACGAAAAATAGCACCTACAGTAGCTCCAATTCCAGAAGCAACTAAAACTGCATCTATAATTTCATTAGGAGTATTAGTACCTAAAGGTCCAGCCATTAATGCTCCAAGCAAACCAAGAGCAGCGGCTGATAGGCCTACACGAATTCCTTTTTCTTTTAAATAGGTTTTAAAATCTACTTCTTTTTCATTCCCATAAGCATCTTCAGTGTAAAATTTACCATTTTTTCTAAAGGCTTCATTTACATTTTGAAGAACATCTCCAATTTCATCTTCTTTATCTTTTAACTCTTTAGCTTCATCAGGATTAGTTTTAAGGTAGCTTACTAATTTATTAAAAGCTGGGTTGTTTTTAATTGCTGGGTCAATGTTGGCTTCATTTTCATTCAAACCATATTTTTGGCCTAAGAAATGTTCAAAAGCATCTTCGTATACTTCTTTAGTACGAGATGGGATTTGATTGATTGCTCCAATTCCTACAATTCCACCTGCAACGTAGTGTTCGTTTAGGGAATTTTTTTGAGTAGCTTCTTCTAATTTTGCTTTATATTCGCTTTCTGTGATTACACCTGAAAGCATTTGCATACGTAAAGTTTCTTTATCCATTTTAATATTTTATTATAAATATTATAGTCCTTTTACTTCTACGATTTTCTTCAATTTTTGGAGGTAAAGAATTGCGTCCATATGTTCTTCTAAAGCATGGTTAATATAATCTATAATTCCTAAATCTTCACGATCTAAATCACACCCGTACTTTTCTTTACCAAATGAAGCTCTTTCAACAAACTTATCAATAATTGAATCAACAATTGAATCTGTAACCTTAATTTCTCTATTCATTACTTTAATAGTTTTTCTATTTCTTTATCTTCTATTCCCATTTTATATAAAACTGATCGTACACCACTTTCACGTAAAATGTCAATATATTCTTCAGCTTCGCCTAAACTACATTCAAAATGTTTTGCTACGTACTCTACCAAAGTAGCAGGCTGTCTCTTTGTTCTTGATTTAACGTACTTTAAGAACGTTTTAGTTTTTGGAACCATCTCTCTATAAATCAAATATGTTTGTTGCTTGTTCTCGTATGGTAGAGTTTGAACATAGTTTGCTAATTCAACAAAACGTATATCCATTGATAAATATCTATGAGTCATATAGGAGTTCCATTTTTCCCATGATTCTTCCGAAATATCTTCAATAGGAGTTTTATAGAGGGTGATTTCATTTAACCACCCCCATAAATCTTTTATCTGTTTTTTAGGCATTTAAAGTAATATCTTTGTATTCGTCACGAAGATCTGGTGGAAGTGAATCAGGTAGAATTTTTTTGCTATCCATATCATAAAAAACTGGAATTGGGATAAGTTGGTCTTCTTCAGCTCCAACTAAAAATTTAGATACTTTACGGACAATGATTGCTTGCCCAAATAAATGACCACCATCAAAACCTGTTACGGCTGTTGTGTTTTTGAAGTCAATGTTTAACCTTGGTTGTTCTTGCATTTTATTTGTTTTTATTGGTTACTTTTTCTTTTCTATATTCTATAAAATCATGGATGAATCCTGCTGCTACAATTATGTTCATTCCGAGTGACATTAGTAGTTTATGTACGTCGGAATAAACGGATGTCATCAAGTGAATATGTCCTACTGTCCAAAAAGGTATGGCTAAATTTTGAGATACCCACGAAAGAGTGTATTTTAAAAAATATTTCATATTACTTCTATGATTTTTGCAATTGCAGACATTACATTAATTTCTTTATCAATTCGGAAATTTGCTTGATACAAATGCTCATTTAGGA